ATCGGCCTTGGCCGGTCGTCCTTCGTAGGGATCGACGCCCATGAGCGCGCGATCGGTCTCGGTCGCCTCATGCCTGATTGACGTGAGTTCCCCCTCGGGCACGTCGCTCGCGGCCTTGATAGCGGCTTCGATCGGAGGAGGAGGTGCCGCCCGCTCACCCGTCGTCAGCGCCTCGACGGGCGCGGCTGTCGGTGTCTCAGGGGCGGGCGGCTGTGCTTCGACGCTCGGGAGCGCTTGCTCGCGCGCGGGGGCGAGCGTTTCATTTGCTTGATTGGTGTTTGATAGAGAAGTCTCTGCTGACTTGCGCAAAGCCTCTCCAGCCTCAGAAACGGCGATTCCTAGGTTGATGGTTGCTTGAGGGTTTGCTTTTCGGACTTCTTCGATGAGCCGCTTAGCAATGCCGCGACGACGCATGTCTTCGCGCACCGTCACCATGTCGATGGAAACTTGATCGCCTACCTGCGTGTACTCGGCAACTCCGATAGGCTTACCAGCTGGGTCGCGGGCAACCAGCTCCATCTTGTTCTCACCGCGACCGATCGTGTCGATGTGGTCGTTGAAGAAAGAAACACCCCCCGCGCCAGCTTCAGGAGTCGCCGTCGCGGGGGGTGCAGGAGGAGGAGCGGAGTCCCTAGTGAGGACGGGCTCAGTCTGCGGCGCGACCGGCGCTTTTTCAAGCACCGGCTCCTCGGGACGGGGTTGTGAGCCGGTGAGGTCTTGGACGGGGGCGGTAGCTTCGTGGATGCTCTGTGACATCTCCGTGGCATCTTGCGCCCCGGAGGCCTTCGGAGCCCGCAACCGCGCCGCCGCCTCCAGCATCTTCATCGTGCCGTGCGTTCCGCCCGAGACGATGCCCATCTCCAGCGCCGCGTTTACGGCCCTGCCGACGTCTACGGCGCGCTCCGGGTCGTACGTGGCCTTGGCTACCACGTCCGAGCCCAACGACTGCCCAGCGCCAACGGCGGCCCCCTGGAGGGCTTCCAGGAGCAAGCCGCGCGACGCCTCGGGGATGCCGAACTTCGCGACCGCTCCAGCGGGCCCGTACGCGCTCGCCGCGCCGATGAACGCTTGGCCTAGAGCGCCTAGGACGGTCTCAGGAACGTCCGCGCCAGCGGCTTGGGCTTCCTGGAGCCCTTGCTCCGCGCCCATCGCCGCGCCAGCGATGGCGACTCCAGGGAGACCGGCTGCGGCAGCAGGGGCGAGCATCGCCGACTGTCCAGCGACGCCCGCGACGCGGCTGTAGAAGCGCCCCTCCTGTCCGGGCACGCCTTCGACGATCGGAGCCGTGCTAGTTCCCGGCTGATCCATGCCGATCGAGGTGCCGCCCATCCATGCCGGAAGCGACTCTTGGATCCTCTGTCCGGCGCTGACGGCGGTTCGCATCACGCCGAACGCGCCCTCGACGAACGAGCTACCCGCTTGCTGGAGCATCTGCCCAGCGGTCGGATCGCTAGCGGCTTGAAGGCGCGCGATGACGCCCGGCTTGGACGCAGCCTGGAGTTTTTCGATGACTCCAGGCATGGCTAGAAGTTCGGCCCGACGCGCTCCAGCTTCGACGCGCGCTTGTTCTCGGTTGCGTTACGCGTCTTCTTCGGAGCGCCAAGAAGCTCTTGGAGCACGTCCTCGGGAAGCGAGTCGGGGTCGACGCCGTACTTGTCGAAGATAGCCGGGAGTTGCTGCCCGCCCTTCTGCATGTCGGCCTTGATCTCTTCGACGAGACTCGACTGCGTATCAGGGTCGGCTTTGGGGAACGAAAGGATCTTGGGCGCAGGCTTCTCCGCAGGCTGAGGAGCGCCCTGAATTTCCATTTGGATCGCCTCTTGGTCCGTGTTTCCGATCTCGCGCGGATCCTTCCCGCCCTTCGCGCGGTACACCTGCGCGCTGAGCCAGCCCTCATCGACCGGCGCTCCCGGCTTCACGATGTGTCCCGTCTTCGGATCCACCTCGGGCGGGTGCTGTTGCTTCCACACTTCGAGGAAGTGGTTGCGAAGCGAAACGTCGGATTCAGTCTTCGGAGCCGTCTCCGGCTTCTGCATCCACGGCGGCGCTTCCTGATCCATCATCGCCATGCGCGACATGAACTGCGACGCGGTGACGGAACCGGGACGCGCCGTGAGGAACGCGCCGAGGTACTTGCGCTGCTTGTCAAGTTGCTCCAGCTTCCACGCACGCACCATCGGGTTGCGCTCAAGCATCGCGTTCTGCATGTCTTGAGCGATCTGCTGCTGGTAGTACCCGCCGACTTGCTCGACTTCTCCGGCTCGTGCGTGCCGAGCCGCGATGTCCTCGCGCGTCGCGTCGATCGCCTTGCGCGTCTCGGGGAGGATCTGCGCGAGTTCCTCCGGCGTCTGCGCGTTCTGGAGAAGCTCGCTCGCGTTCTGGATGCGAGCCTGCATCTCCTCGTCCATGAACGGAGCCGCGCCCGGTTCCTTCGCGAGCGACTGCAACGCCGAGAGGTGACGCTCCCTCTGATCGAGCATCAGCCGCGAGCTTTCGGCGCGCTGCACCTCCGCTGAGAAGCGAGGGAGCATGTCGGCGGGCAGCTTCTCCGCGATCTTGCGATAGTGCTGGAGCGTCGCGTCCTCGGGGCCCATGCCACCGGGAGCCGCACCGGGCATCTGATCGACCTGCGCTTGCCCGAGAGCCTGCGCGGTCTGATCCTCGATGGCTCGTTGCTGTTCCTCGCGGGCAACCTTGTCTTTCGCAAGCCCGATCTCTTGCTGGAACCGCGACTCCCGCGCCGCTTCCTCTGCCTGCCGTTGCTCCAACGCACGGCGCTGAGCGAGGCCGTGCGCCATGCCTTGAGAGCCAGCCGCGAAGCCTTCCGCGAGGGAGTTGAGTGCCGAATTGTGCCTAATGATGATCGGCATGGTTATTTCAGGAACGGCAAGATGTTCATCCCGCCCTGCACAAGGTTTCCGAGAAACGCGTTCGGATCGGTGTGCTGCACGCTACCGAGCGTTCCGATCAACGACTGACCGAGACCCGTCTGCGCGGCGTTCTGGTTCTGGAACAGGCCAGCGAGAGCGCCATACTGGTTCGCCTCAAGCTGCGACTTCTGCGCTTGGAGGTTCGAGCGCAACTGCGCGAGGCTCTCATCGACCGCCGACAGCGATCGGTTCGTGTCTGAGTACACGCCGCGCTGGAGGTTCTGAGCGACGCTCGTGCTTCCGAGCCCGGACTGCGTGAGCCCTTGCTGGAGCGTCCCGAGATTCTGACGCTCGCGGCTGAGAACCTGTTGCTTTGCGACCGCGCCCGAGTTCGCGACCTCGCCGAGCGCCTTGCCGTAGCCCGTGTTGATCGCGGCAAGACCCTTCTTCTGCTGCTGCTGCGCGTTCGCGTACAGCCCCGCTTGCTGGCCCTGGAGCTGCTTGTAGATGCCGAGGATCTGAGCAAGCTGCGCCTTGCCGGGGTCTTTCCCACCGCCGAGCAATCCAGCGACGCCCTTGTTGCCACCGAAGGCACCAAGTCCACCAAGTCCACCGAGGAAACTCATAGCGTCACCACCTTACTCGAAGTACCCGTCGAACCCAACCGAGCCCGTGACCGTCAGCGTGTTCGACGTGACCGTGCCGACCGGACGAACGATGAACTGCAAGTAACACCCAGGCGGGATCACGAGCGGAGTCCCGAACTGGATCGACCGGCCTTCCACCATCGTCCCGACCGCCGCAGAACTCGTGAAGTAGCACGAGTCCAGCGTGTAGATCCTCGGCGCGACCGTCGTCGCCGCGTCCGACGTGTTCGTAGCCGACGCCGTTCCGCCGATACCGAGCGCGTAGCACAGCATGATGCCGTTCGTACTGGCCGCCGCAGCCGCGATCGTGCGACCAAGGTTCACGCCCGTGATGTACAGCGTTTTGCCGGGGATCGCGTTCGTGCCAGCCGGGTTCAGGTACGAGAACACCGGGTAGTCCGCTTCACTAGTTAGCGTCGAGATCGCAGGCGAGATCCAGCGACCGCCGAGCGTGTTCGCAGCGGGCGCACTCGTCGCCGTCCACGTTCCGACCGCCAGCGCCGTCGTGCTCGCAGGCCAGCCAAAGTTTGCGCTCGCACGCGACACCGTGGGGCCGACCGCGTTGCCCGGCTGCGTCTGGTACGACCCGCCGCCCTGACCCGCGATGATGTGCGACCAGGGCTTCGTCGCGTTCATGTCCCCGAGCGAGACGTTCAGGAATCCGATCTCGATGCGCCGCCCCGCGCTCGCGACGCCCGAGTTGTAGACGCGAGCGAACATCGGTCCCGCGCTCGAAGCACCCGGAGAGGGCTGAGCGGACGGGCACTTGATGTCTCCGAGCTTGGTGTCGTTGCACCAGAACTCGACCTCATCGTTCGTGACCGTGATGACGTAGTGGTTCGTCTCGCTCGCTGCGTACACTCCAGAACCGTCACGGGGCGAGACGCTCGTAGTGTCGATCGTGATCGCGGTCTCAGCGCCAGCGAAGTTCACGACTCCCTTGAGCGCCCCACCAGCCATGCGGCGGAAGAACGCGCCATCGGTCGGAGCCGCCGTCGTCGCGGCATAGCCGACACCCCATTCCGTGACCGCGTTCGTCGCGTCCTCGTTCGCCTCGCGGACCCAGAACTCGAAGTAGGTCGCGTACGCACCGAACAGCGGGAACGAACGCCGCGTCGTGACGATCGCGTAGTTACCGTTGGCCGTCGCGTTGCCCGAGTTCAGCGCCAGAAACCCCGACGCCTGCGCTACCGTCATCGTGGACAAGCTCTGGTTGAGCCTGTCCGTCGCGACCGTCGTGCCCTCGAACGAGTGGTTGAAGATCGTCTGGTCGAGCGCGACGCGGAGACGATAGTCCTCGCTCATCTCGCCCGAGCGCATGTACCGCTCACCCGTGACCGCTCCGGGGTCGTTCTCGCACGTCAGCGCCGCAAATCCAGCGCGAGCCTCGACAGCGGTCCCACGCACGAGCAGTTCGCCCGACGTGTTGACTTGGCTCTCTTGGCTGGCAGCCGTGCCGTTCCCGATGATGATGCCGCTCATGCTTTAGACCCCAACGCAAGAAAACGTGTACGTCCCCTTGGCCTTGACCGGAGTGAATACAGTCAACGTGAACCCGTCTCCAGCAACGAGGTCCGAGACTACGGGACGGAAGTCGAACAGGCTCGTCTCCATCCCCTTCCCATCTTCCGCCTTGACCGTCGCCGCGATCACGCTCGATGCCGTGACCCACGTCTCTCCCGTCACCGTCGCCGTAGCGTACTGCGTGAACGACGAGCCGAAGTCTACCGTCACGTCGACCGCGTTCGCTCCACCTCCGAGCGTCGCGATCGTCGCGTTGATCGTCGACAGCGCCGCGATGATGCGCCGAATCGAGTCAGCGACGTTCGAGGTCGTGCCCGAGTCGTCGATGACCTTCGAAGCGAGCGTGTCTCCTGCCCGGAGCGCCGTAGGAGAACCCGGCGACACGATCAGCGACACGCCATCCACGCGCAGCGCGATCGTGCCGTCCGGCTTGTAGTAGAGCGCCCCGTAGGGGTCGAGCGCGACACGCACCCGTCCCTCGCGGTCCAGCTCCAAGCCGTCGCCGATGTCGTTGTCCGTCGCTCCAGCCTGCGCGTTACGGCGAAGCCTGGGGTCGTTTGCCCCAAGCGCCTGCGACGCCGAGCTGCGTGCGGTGCGGCCTCCACGGTTCACAGGCGCACCCTCCGAAGCCCAGCCGTCACGGCTTCGATCGACGCGGCCTCGAACGCCCACCGCTCGCCCATCGCGGCGTTGCGGAAGCGGATCCAGAAGTACGTCCCGCGCGCCACGAACGGAACGCGGTCGTTCCGGCCAGCGTGCAGGTAGCCGCGAGTCCGAACCGCGCCGCGCACGTCCGGGCTGTCCGACACGTACACCTCGTAGTTCGTGCCGTCCTGGTCGCCCGCAAGTTGCGCCACAAGGCCCGAGAAGCGCATCTCTAGGTTCGGGTCCGAGGACTCGAAGGGCCCGAAGAGAACGCGCGAGTCGACCGTCTGCGCGTTCCCCGTGCCGTCGTCATCGTCCTTCGCGTCCTCGTCGAGCACGCGCACGCGACCGTCGCCGCAGCCGATGAGGAGTCGCCGGTCGTCAGGGTCGTCGCCGTCGAACACGATCGCCGCCGTGGGCTGGATCGTCGCCGAGGTCGTGACGCCGAACTCGTCTTCCCACCACGCATCCGTCTTCTGCTCCCAGAACCAGTGCGTGAGGTGAGCCGATGCCGCGCCGTACGGGATCACGTAGACGTGCAGCCCGTTCTCGCGCGTGTCCCAGATACATTGGACGTAGTTCGTCTCCAGGTCCACGTCGCGCATCCGCCGCTCGATTCGACCGTCCGTCATCGACACGGGGATTCCACCGGGGACCATGCGGTAGACGCCGCCACGGCTCCCGAAGAAGTAGAGGACGCCGTTGGGATCCTTGTCCCAGCACGGGCCGAAGCTCATGCCGGTCACGTCCGACACGAGGTCGAACTGCCCGCCCGTCATCGGATCGCCCGTGAGCCTCCAGATCGACGAGTCGCCGCCGTAGATCAGCAAGTCGTCCGAGTACGGGATCAGCGCGTTCACGATGTCCGGGCACAGTCCAGCGCGCGCCGTCGTGCCGATCACCGCTTGGTCAGCCGTGATGTCGGGCGGGAAGAAGTCCCAGTTGAGCGGGTCGCCGAGCTTGGACATTGCCCACAAGCTCGGGTTGTCCGACGAGCGCGCGAGCACGATGCGACCGCGCCACGTACAGATGAGCCGCATCCGCTCGGGGATCGCGCCCGCGCTTGTGCCCTTCCACGCGCTGATGGTGCCATTGGTCGCTACCTTGGGGTCGTACACGAAGTACGACACGCCATCGGTGTAGTAGACCTTCTTGAACAGCACGGTCGAACACACGAGCTTCGCCGTCGTGTCGAAACCCGTGTATCCCGTCCCCGAGGTCGGGCTTGCAATCGCAGCCGTCGTGACCGTGTAGATGTTCGCGCCAACGACACCAAGAAGCAGCGTCGTCCTCGGCGTGACGTTCGCCGCCGCCTGCGACACGAGGCCGACGCGGTACAGCGAGTAGTTACTCGTGGTCTTCGGACCCGCAAGGTAGACGAACCGCGCGCGCGGGTTGGAGTAGCCGTCAGGGAACTCCGGGTAGTTCGGGTCGATCGCGATCCCGTAGGTCGCAGGATCTTCCGTGAGCGCAGTCGGAGCGATGAGGACCGTACCCGACGTCTTGGAGTAGACCGCAAACGACGACGTGAACGGCGACAGCGGCACGTACAGGTTGTCGTACTTGTCGACCGCCATCCTCGGGTGCGCGTACGTCTGCGCTCCCGGAGTCGCGGTCCATGCACTACCCGTGATCGAGAACGAGTCTCCAGAGTCGACGATGCGGCGCACGTCCACGTTGTCGGCGTTGCCACCGTTGACCGCCGTTTGTCGCGGGCCGACCGAGTACACCTCGCCACCGGACCCGATGCGAACGCCGTAGCCCACACCACCGATCGCAACCGTGGGGGAGTTGTGCTCGGACGTTGCGACCCAACGAGGACGGCCAGAGTCAGAGTGTTTCGCGAGCAGCCCGTACGGCGAGTTGAGCAACGCCGCCTTGGACGGGAGCGCGTAGTCAGAGTTCGACTGCCGAGGCGGGCCACCCGTCGACACGATCTGATTCGACGTGTTGTACACGCGCTTGTCGGAGAACGGATGCGGGTAGAAGCCCGTGTTCTCGCCCGTCGTATCCGGCGCAAGCGAGGTCTGCGCCGTCGTCGCCGTGAACGCGAGGTTCGCTCCGGTCTCCGTCGTCGCGATCGTCGGGCTCGTGATCTTCGTGAGCGACCGCAGCATGACCGCAGGAGTCGTGTCCGCGTCCTCGTTGAACCGCTGCGGGAACGCCCACATGCTAGCGTTGATCGCGGTCGATGCGTGGTAGGTCGTTCCAGACGTTCCCGAGAGGTTGATCGCGCGGATGAGGTTCAGCGCCGTCGCCGACGCGCTCGCACCGATCAGCACGTCGTTCGCCTGCGTGAACGCCTGCGCGCCGCCACCGAGCACGTTGTTGACGTCGCGGAACCGATACGTCGTCGCTCCGACCGTCACCGTGTCGTTGTTCGCAACCTGAGCAGAGAACGTGAGCCGCGCCGCCGTGCCCGCAGGAAGCACATGCGCACAGCCCCACTTGTGTGCGAGGTAGCCCTCGATCTTCTGAACTTCGGTGTTCTCTGTGTTCGGAACTCCAGCGAACGGAGCGTCGGGATAGGTCGAACCAGCCGTGCCGTTCACCTCGATCAGCGACAGCACCCCCGACGACGTGCGGTAGTCGCGCAAGACGAGGATCTCCATCACCTCGCCGCCGAAGAAGTCGCAGGCACCACCGCTAGGGGCTTGCGTCGTGCCGGTACTACTGGTGGTGTACTCTCCGAGCTGGAACCCGTCCGTCCACGTCGCAGCCGGGCTCGTCCACACGTCGACCGGGTTGCCGTTGATGCGGATCCAGCTTGAGAAGCCCGCCTGCGCGTTCGTGAACGCGAGCGTCACGATGCACCAGCCGTTCGGCAGATTGCGCGCGCCCGTAGGAGCAACCGCATTCCACGGGTGCAGGCTCGTGAACGGGTAGTTGTTCGGGTGCGTGTTGAGGCCGAGGCCGGTCGTGACTCCAGTCTCGAACCACGAGGTCGATCCGACCACGGTCGAACCCGGAAGCGTCGTGCCCGCGTCGCGGTTCAAGAACAGGCGGTTGTCATCTCCCGCCGTCGTGCGCTGACCGAACAGCCACCGCTTGTCGACGAGGCCCTCGTTCATCTTCACGACCGCGAACAGCACGAACATCGCGCCCGTGTACCCAGGCAGCGTCGAAAGCTGCTGAAAGTCGTCGGTGACGTTCGCGTTCGTGAGCGAGACCATCTTCGACGACGTGCCGTTGAAGAAGACGGACGGCTTGCCGGAGGAACCACGGAGCCGCAGCGTCGGATTGTCGCGGCTTGCGATCGAAAGCGCGTCGGCCCCGTACAAGTGCCGACCGTTGCCCGTCATGTCGTACCACGTCCCGATGCTCCCACCGTCGTCGTTGGGAGCCCCGGAGATCGCCGTGACGTTGAACGCATCCTCCGCGTCCGCGTCGTACCACGCCCACGCCCGCTTGCCCCAGTCTGTGAGCATCGTCGGGTTCCAGTCCTCAGCCGTAGGACTCGCGTTCGGTGCGAGCGGGTTGAGACCGCGCTGCGTGTTCGGCTGCGCTGCGACGAAGATTGAGCCGTCCGGGCCGACGTCCATCCCGTTCGTGTCGGGAGCCGTCTTCCACCGCGCCGTCTCGCTCGGGTTCGGTGCATCGAAGCTCTCAAGCGTCACTACGTCAGCCGCACCCGCGTCGGGGCGGTTCACGAGCGCGTACAGCTTCGCGTTTTTGATACGCACTTCCTCGATGTACCCACCGAGGTCTTCCTCCCACAGGAGGCGCGTCTTGTTCTCGTCCTCCTGCACGTAGCACCACAGCCGCGCCGTCGACTGCTGCCCGCCCGCGCTCACGCCGACGAACACGTTTCCAGAGTCGTCCAGCTCCAGCGCGATGCATTGATGCCCCGAGTCCGTCGTCGGGAGCGTGATCGTCCAGAGCTTCGTAGCCTCGGGGTTGTACTTCACGACCGACGCGCGCCCGTCGATCCAGTACGCATTCCCCTGCCGGTCGACCTTGACGATCGTCGTGTCCGAGGTCGTCGGGCTCGCAGCCTTCCACTTCTCCTGCTCGCTACCCGACGCGAGGTTCGCGAACGTCGTCGTCGTGTTGTCGTACGTGACCTTGGAGAGGTTGCGTACCTTCGAGTTGCCCACCCCGTTGAGCGCGTCCGTGTTGTACCGCGACGTCCCAGAGCGTTGAGCGCCACGCGCGCGCCCCGTCTTGGGATCGACGCCCCGCACGTTGACAGCCTCTTCCGTGGTACGCGGAGGCTGCTCGTCGAACGATCGGTTGTCGTTCAAGCCTCCTAGCGGAAAGGGGATGTCGATTCGGCTCATTCCGTGAACACCGGCTTGTGCTTGATCTCAGCGATGACGTACGCGTTCCCAGCAGGGTGGTCGCCCGCGCTCGCGATGTACGGGATCTTGAACTCGTAGCGGTACGTGTGCCCGCCCTCGAACGTCGCGACCGAACTCGGGACCGTGTACCGGAAGTTGTACCCGATCGCGTCGAGGCTCCAGCCGTCAGTTCGAAGCGTACCGAAGATGTAGTTTCCGTCAGTACCCGTAGCCGCAGCTTGCGCCAATAACGAGTAGATCGCCGTGTCTGGAGAGCTTGCCGTGAGATCGTAGATCCGCAGATCCCATCCAGCCGCACCGACATCGGCAGACTCGAACACGACGCCGTTCTCGTCCGTGACGCGCGCGAGGATCGTGGGGTTGGTCTGCTCCCAGACCTCGCCTTGGATTATGACGGGGTTAGGCACTAACTAGGCCCCTGGACCGTAGTCCTCAGATAGCTCTGCGTGTAGCGACCCTGTGCCGCTCCACCTTGAATCTCTCCGTAGTTGAGCTGCACGAGCCCGTCGCGCGTCGCAGCGTCCTGGTAGATCGGACCAGCTACGATGTCCGCAAGCCGCTTCGACATCGAGACGTCGTCTTCCATCTCGTACCCGCGACCGAACGCGCGCAACGCCTGCTTGAACGTCGGCTCCATCCAGTCGGGAAGGTTCAAGCGCGTCTGATCCGAACCCGCCATGACGCTCGTCCAGCCCGCACGGTAGAAGATCGTCACGGCACCCGTCTCGTTCGCGCTCGGCGTCGGGTAAATATCCAGCCGTGGGCCCGCAGGAACCGCAGCCGGGCTCGTCTGCGTCGGGTACACGACCGCTCCCCAGTACCCGAACGACGTGCTGATCGACGACGTGCGCAGCCGCATCAGCTCATCGAAGCTCGTGAGGTGCATCGAGTTCGTGAGGCTGTTTGTCATCTCGATCGCAAGGATCGTTTGCAGGTCCGTGGGAAGCGTCAAGTACGACTGTCCGTCCACGAGACTCATCGTCGTCGATGCGCGCTGCAACCACTTCCACGGCCTCGACGCCACGAGCCACTGGCCCGTGTCGTTGATGACCTCCACGACCGGAAGGCCGGGCGGCAAAGGACCGCCCAGCGTGTGAAAGAGGTGCTTCTCGCAGTTTTCGACGGTTAGGGTCACGAGAGGAGCAAACCTTCCTGCAACCGAGCATACGACCACGCGAACCGCTTGGCAGCAGCGGCCCTAGCGATCACGACCGACTCAACCAAGAGCGCCGCACTCGTAGCCGGGATGCTAGTAGTGTGCGTCGCAACGAGTACGTTGTTGATGTAGAACTCGACCGAAGGAGTGGTCGAGATGTAGACGACCTTGAGTTCGTACTGCGTGCTCGTAGCGATCGTCGCAGTCGTGACCGTCGCCGTCTCCGTTCCGGCACCGTCACACGTAACGGTAGTCCAGAATCCAGTCGAGTTTCCAGTAGCAGCCGTGTTGTAGCGGAAACCAGCACAATGCTCAGAGGTTGCGTTGTTGACGTTCATGAACGTCGACTCAACGAACCCGAACCAGTAGCCGATGTTCTGGATGTTGGCCCCAGTCAAGATGCGCGTCGTGAACGTCGGGTTCATGATACCAGACGTGACAGCCGCGCTCGTGATACGACCAGACGCCGAGTTGATCGTGGTTCCGGTCTGCACTTGCTCGAACTGGAGTCCGCCAGTACTGACGTCGGTGAGCGAGCTATTGGCACCAACGTCGATCTCTTCGTAGTCGAAGGTCGCCGTCTGGAACGGCTTGATCGAAGACGTAGCCGAACTGCGAAGCCACGTCGTACCGGCAGCGCCACCGCTGAGGATTGTGGTAGATCCACCAGCAACTGACGCAGACGACGGAATGACCGAGATTCCGTCAAACTGGACTTCAACGAATTGAGCCGTAGCAGAAGACGTAGTTGATCCAACGTTGAATCCAACCACATTGTCAGCGATCGAGGTGCCAGGCATGTCAACGCGAAGGCGAGTCGATCCGTTGCGAACCACGAGCACGCCGTCGCCGGATCCGTTTGCGAGCAACGAGATCACCGGAACCTGCATCCGAGCCGAGGTAGTAGCTCGGAACCGACGTCCGTACGCGACGGTTTCCAGCGCGATAGCGTAGAAAACGTACGGAGAACCCGAGGCGTATGGAGTAACAGCACCCGCGTAGAGCGAGGTGTCTGCTCCCTGTGTGTTCCCCGTCGTCGAGGACGAGGATTGAGTCAAGTCGATCTGCACGACGTCTCCCGCGTTGACGGTGGATCCGGTGCGGTTGATGAGCGTGTGCGAGTTCTTCGCGAACTCCAGGCCGGTGCCAAACGTGCTGGGGGAGAGTTGCATGTGCAGTAGTCCTTGTGTGTGCGAATAGGGCCAGGGGCCACGACCCTATGCCGTGGCCCCCAGCGTGCAATCAGTTGTCGATGGAGCGACCGAAGCCGCTGATTCCGTCGAACAGCACCTTGATGGGAACGAGCGACGCCGCGCTAGCTTCAAGCGCCTTGGCGACGATCATCGCCCCCGTGCCACCGACCGAGGTCGTGGCGCTGGTTTCCGTCAGCGTGCGAACGCTATCCGCCGGGACGAGCGAATCTCCAACGGAGATGCCGCTCGCCGTAGGCAAGGCGTCAACGACGCCACGGAAACGAACGCGAAGCTTCGCTCCAGCGGCGCAGTCCTCAAGGGCCACGCAGAAGAACGTGCCCAGATCGGCCACGTTCGTCGCCGTCACGAAGTCCGCAGTCGCAGGAGTGCGAACAGTCGTGTAACGGAACGAGGAATCGACGGTCGACATGGTGACGGCGAGGCATTGCCCCTTCGTCACCGCAGTCGCACACGTCATGATGGAGTCCTGGGACTCGAATTCGAGGCCGCCTGCTCCCTGAGTCATCGAAAGACCACTCATGTGTTCAGCCTCCTATCAGCTGTAGACGTCGCCGTACGGGGCCACGATGCCCTGACGCTGACGCGAGTTGCAGAAGAGGTTCCACCACATGTCGCACACCACAACCGACGTGAACGGCTGGTTGGGGTGCTGCATGGGGCCCTTGCGCTCCATGTAGCGAGTCGCGTGGAACACCGGGAACAGGTAGTTGCCGTTGATCCAGTAGTAGCGCGGGCCCGAGTCCTCGGCGTTCGCGTCCGTCTCCGTCACGAGACCGCTAGTCGCGGTGTCGTGCGGATAGAGCGTCGCCGTGTCGAGCTTCGCCGCGTACTCCAGGTCGATGCCCGCGAACGCGGGCTTGACGTAGCTCGGATCCTGCCGCGAGGCCGTCGCGAACAAGTCCTGGGAGCGTCGGAGCAAGCTCATGTACTCCGTCATGCCGCGACGCGACGTGACGATGCATTGCTTGTAGAGCTCGGCGTTCTCGAAGTACTCCTGCCGCGTCGGAGGCGTCTGGAAGCGGATCTGCATCCACATCAGGTCGAACGCCTGCATGATGTTGCGACCCGTCGAGTCAGCCGCCGTCGGAACGCTGCCGTCCGCAGTCGCGACCGCCGACGAGTACAACACCTGCTGCGGAACCCAGCGCGTCTTCGTCTCCGGGTTGATCCCTTCGATCGTCGACCACTTGGTGCCGAGCACGCCCGTGCCCGAGATGTCCGTACCAGAACCCGAGGACGTGCCTTCGAGGAACTGGCCGTCGATCTGCTCGTTGATGAACACCGGGATCGAGTACGGCTCCTGGCCGGAAGCCGTCTCCATCTGCTCGGAGTGCGGGATGGCCCACAGCTTGTCCTCGATGCCGTTGATCATCGAGGTCCACATGCGCTGCTCCTTCGTGCGCTTGAGGTTCTTGTAGACCCCACGCAGAGCGTCACGAGAGAGACCGCCGCCGCCCTGGAGTTCGATCTCCTGGTCGGTCCACGACATGTGGTCGACCGAGAAGCGCCACTCCGCCGTCGCCGTGGAGAGAACCTGCGGGTTCTGCCACGTAAACGTGTCGTTCGGCTGGTACTGAGCGAACGTGCTCGACTCGTCGAGAATGATCGCATCCTTGATGTTCGCGCCTCCGCGAATCACCTTGGCCATGTCGCTGCCCTTGAGGAAGCGACGAAGAATGTAGCTGTTCTTGACGGCTTCGTTCACAACGTCATCCGGACCACGGACGTATGCCGGGCCGGTCGTTGCAACGAAGTCGTTGAACGTAGAAATCGCGGAACCCATCTGTCAGTTTTCCTTGTCTGTCAACCGCCGTACGCGGCCCGCGCAGCGTCGCGTCCCTTGCCATCCAGCAACGCATCCAGCGCCGCCGTCTCCCGTTCTTCGGGAGTCAGCGCCTTCGGAGGCACTTGCTTCGACTTGGACGCAGGCTGCCCGTTGGCCTTCGCACGGCTCGAATCAGGCTTGGGCGTACTCGTCGGCTTCTGCTTCAGAACGATCGCAGCCGCATCCTCGAACACGGCGCGCATGGGGTCGTCGAGACCCGCATAATCGCCCGTCTTCGCCAGCGTTGCCGCTTTGTCCTGAACCTTCTGCCACTTGTCCACCTCGTCGACCTCCGGGAAACGCTCCCGCAGATCGCCTCGGATCTCCTTCGTGAGCGTGCGTTCGACGAGCGAAGACATCGAGGCCAGTTCGGCCTTCAGCGCCTTCGTTTCAGCGTCGATCGCGCGCTTCGTCAGAGCCTTGAGGGCCTTCCCCGTATCCGGGTCGAACAGCTCACCAAGCTGCTTGTCGAGGTCGTCGCTTTCGGGTTGTTCGGTGGGTTCCGCCGCCGACTCCTTGCGACTCTCAAACTGTTGCTTGGCCTTGCGCAGCTCGCCCAGCTCGCGGAAAGCGTTGTCGACCTCAGCTTGGCGATCCGCCATGTCCTTCGACAGAGCGACGATCTCCCGCTGGGTCATCTTCTTGAGGACGGTTTGGGGCACCTTGGCCCGACGCAGGGAGGTGATTGCCTTTTCGAGATCGCTCTCGGAGGCACTCTCGTCTGCGTCTTCACCCGAAGCGCCGTCCTCGGCTTCTTCTTCGGGTTGTTCCTTCTTCTCGGCGACCGGCTCCGCAGCCTTGGGCGCTTCGTCTTTCCCAACCAGCGCATCGAACACGCGGTCCTCCGCCTGCTCGACCGTCTCGGTCTGCACGGGCGGCTTGTCGGCGGCGAGGGGAAGTTCCGGCTCAGTCATAGATCAGGTCTCCATCCGGCGTCGAATCGTTGTGCTTGGCCCACGACACGGTGTCCGCGACATGGGCCTTGTTCGTGAAGATCGGTTTCCCGTCCTTCGTGTGCCTCTTCGCGCCCTTGTACCAGCGCGGCAAAGACTGGCTCACGAACTCGCGGGTGTTGTCCTGGACGCGCGGAGCACTCGGCACACGACGCACCACGCGGCCCTGGTAACGCACCGTGCGACCGATCGCAGGCGCTTTGCCCATCGGGTAGTTGATCCCGATCAGGTCGCCCGTCTTCGTGTCCTCGAAGTCGTAGATCACGTTGTCGCCGCCTTTTGAGTTTGTCCTTGCACCTGCATCGAGGGCTTGCTTCCAACGCTAGGGCCAGACTTCGACGTGACCTTGGGCGGCGGGTTCTGCGCGACTCGCGGGCCCGCACCCGTCCCAGAGTCCTTGCTCTGCGTCGGCTTGCCTTGCGGCGGCTGGCCCTCAGCGCGCATCCCATCGAGCATGATCCCGGCAACCTGAGCCGCCGCGTTGAAGTCGACCATCTCCGACAGGTCCGGCACGTTGATCGTGTCACCGATCAGGTCGAGCAGCTTCTTCCAACGCACGTAGGGAAGCTG